CCTAAGCGTGAGTGTAGTGAAGGTGTCAGAAACTTTCTTAAAAACTTCTGACTAATCCCTATGATTAAACTTTCCGGATTTTAGTGCACTAGGTACACACCACGGGTAGCGGGTCGCGGGTCGCGGGTCGCGGCTCACGGCTCACGGGTCCAGGGTTTCTTTTTGTACACATATAGTGATTCATTTCTGAGAAATAAAAATAAAATATTTCAGTCAAAATAGCCGTAACCGGTGTAACCGTGTAACTTTGGGCTAAAAACCCTTTATATATATAGGGTTAAGTAGGCACACAAAGTTGTTTTTGAAAAAGTGCCGGAGCGGGGGTTTATGTAACTCTCGCAATTGCCTCAATGGGGGGGGTAGACGTTTTTAAAAAAAAAATGATTTCAGAAATGAATTGTATATAAAGGCGGTTTATGGGTACAATCGCATACGACAGAAGGGGATACGAATGACTGCACGGTCAGACAAGATCACTTGGCGCGGTAAGAACAAACAGAGGATCGGGCAGGGCGAGGTTGGGCGTCCGGGCGTATCGGTAAACACCCCGCTGACCCGAAGGCAGGAATTGTTTGTGAAAGAGCTGGTCGCGAAGGATGGCCAGATTACACTTCGTGAGGCGGCTATTAACGCAGGGTATACAGCGGGCTCTGCACACACCCGCGCATATGAGCTGACAAACCCCGATCATAGCCCGCACGTCTGCGCTGCGATCCAAGCATATCGCCAAGAGCTGGACGAGAAATATGGAGTGACGTACCAGCGCCATCTGCGCGACCTGCAAAAGATCAGGGATGTGGCGTTGCAGAACGGGGCATACTCTGCCGCCGTACAGGCCGAGTACCGACGAGGTCAGGCGCAGGGCGACATTTATGTTTCCAAATCTGAAATCCGTCATGGCAGCATCGACAGTATGTCGAAGGACGAGGTCATGAAGGCCTTAGAGGAGCTAAAACAATCTAATGGCGAAGTCATTATCGACATTACTCCCGAAAGAACGAGCGATACCGACGACAGCAGCGAATCGGGAAAGCGGGTTTTGGAGGACGATGAAAGCGGGGATGGCGACGACGAACCGGAACCTGACGGCGACACGACTTGAGTCGTGGGCGTTGCCGGGCGTTCCAGACGTCATGCTCTGCGACGAGCAGGGGAAGTTCCATTTTGTCGAACTAAAGGCCACAGCGGGCCGCGCAGTCGATTTACGGCCACATCAGGTCGCGTGGCTCCACCGACATGCGAAGTTAAAGGCCAGCGTTTGGGTTTTGGTGCTGAAGGTCGCGACGAAAACCAAACCGCAAGAGGTGCGGTTGTATCCGGGATCGAAAGCATCAGACCTAAAACTGGAGGGCATGGCGGTTGAGCCGCTGTACCTGGGATCAGAGAAAACTGATTGGGATACGATTTTAGGGTTGATTGCTCCCATATAGTCGCGTATGACTGTTGCGTCATAACCAAGGGAGATACGACATGACGATATGTGCGAGACCGCACCTGAACGGGAACGACTCGAAGGATTTCGCGGCGTCCAGCGCGTTAATATCTAACGCTGCGGAGGAAATGGAAAAGGCGCTTTTATATGTGGTCGGGAACCCTTTCCATGGCAGGAACTATCAAAGCCGACACTCACCACACCTCAGCCGGTCGCACGATATGGAAAGCGCGCAGGAATTGTTTGAAGCCGTATCCAAAATGCGTGACTTAGCCCACGATCTGGCCATTGCGTCGATGGAGGGGGACTGAATGTTTTTCCTGTTCAATTGGATTTCACGAATGATGTACGGCTCCGAGACCATGGAGCGTGCGGAGCGGATGGTGCAGAAACGGCGCAGGCCCCGACGACGAAGATAATTTTCTAAAAAAACATGTTGACTGCCAGAACGGCCTATGCGAGAACCCGCATAGGCCGTTTGCTTTGAACGGCTGCACAGGGAGAATATCATGACTTACGTTACGAACGCATTCCAGCACGGCATTGGGAACGCTCAGGTCTCGAGCCAGTGGTTCAGCCGCCCGGACGATCAGAAGTTTCTGTCGCTGGACGATATGCTGGCGTTTAAAAAAGTCGATGCGGGCCGAATGACTAGCCGCATCGTTGACACTCACAAGATGCAAGTGCTTGGCGACGTCAATGAGAACAGCCCTACGGCGGGCGAAATCACCATCGAATACCGTGACGACGCTAATGGTGAGCACCACAACGCCCCGACGAATTGGTCTTTCGGGCAGCTTGCCTCGTTGTCCGGCGCGCCTGCTGGATATCTTCGCGACCTGCCCGCACCGCTGGCCGCCGACTGCATCCAGTGGGGTCTGCGTTATAATCGCAACCGCGAGCTCGTTAAGGTGTACGGCAGCCAAACGGAAGGCGGGGAGCTGCGGGCTGCAACCGGACCGGACTATGGCCGCATTTTCGACTGGGAAATATTAGAACCAATCAAGCAGTTGGTTGACGATAGCGGCGGGCGCTGGAAGGTGCCCGGCATGATGACCGGCAGCCGCGACGGCATGGCCGTGTATGACCCGGACGTCCCTGTTACGCTGCAAACGACAACGCTGTTCGCCAGCGACCGCGACGTGTTCGCTTTCCTTGTGGATGATCGCAACCCTATCGAAGTCGGCACGCTTCCGAACGGTGAACCGGACCTGATGTTCCGGGGGTTCTATGCCTGGAATAGCGAAACCGGAAGCAAGACCGCCGGGATTGCGGCCATGTATCTGCGCGGCGTTTGCATGAACCGCTGTCTCTGGGGGGTGGAGAACTTCTCAGAGATTAAAATCCGGCACACGAAATTCGCGCCGGACCGGTTCGCGCATGAGGCCGCGCCAGCGCTGCGCAGTTTTGCGCATGGCGAAACGGCGACCTTTATCGAGGGCGTCCAGGCAGCCAAGGCCGCCAAGGTCGCACATGATGACGATAGCCGTTTGTCGTTTCTAACGAAGCGCGCCGGGTTGTCCGCCCGCATGGCGCGGGCCGCTAACGCCCGGCACCTTGAAGAGGAAGGCCGCCCGGTCGAAACCGTTTGGGATGCTGCGCAGGCGATCACCGCCATTGCGCGTGACGTTCCGCACCAGGACGATCGCATTCAGGTAGAACGCAAGGCAGGCGCACTGCTGGATAAGGTCGCGGCATAAGCGCTGCGCAGCGCCTCACCATACGCCCGCCCGGCCTGGTGCTTGGCGGGCGTTTTTGTTTAAGAGTTAACCAAGCGCGCCCCTGCCCCCAGGGCCGCGCTTCAAACGTACCGGCCCGCCGCTGCGCAGCGCCAGGGCGGCCCATCCCGGCCCCATCCCGGCCCCGGTTGCCCGCCGCTATCGCATACGGCCCCGCGGCCCGGCGCTGGCGGTTTATTATTCCCTTGCGGGTTATCGCATAATATTCTATAAAATTAGATAGCGCCGCAATTTCGCCGCGCTAGGGGAGTTTCAAAACATGCACGCGAGAGACGTTTCGGAGCACAAGGGCGTCGCCTATTTTAAAAACTGGAGAGACGCACAGGACCACCTTGAGAAGCATTGCCCTAGCGGTTTTGTCCGTAGCTATGGCCGTGGTTTTGCGGTTCAAACTAAAAACGGCGGGCCTTATCTTAATAAGGCCGGGGAGATTGAATCATGCTAAAAACCGTAGCCGTGAGCCGCTCAACAAAAACCGCCGGGTGCGCCGTGACATACCGCGCCGGGGCCGGGAACCGTTTCGGAACCTGCCCGGCAACGTGCGCGCTTAATCCTACCGGCAAAGGTTCCGGGGCCGTAGACACTGAATACTTAGCCGCGCTTCTGGATGCTGTACCGCGCCGCGGCGTCGCGTTTACCTACAGCCATTTCCCATTTTCTGAATGGGCTGGCGAATTGCGCGCCGGGCGTACCGTCATCAACTACAGCGCGGATACGTTAGCCGCTGCCGATGCTGCGCACGCCGCGGGCGTTCCGGCTGTCACGGTAATGAGCCCCAAGGCATGGCAGCGCGCCAAGCCTTGGGGCGAAACTGGGCGCAATGCCGTTACTCCGGCGGGCGTTCCGGTCGTGCGCTGCCCGGCGGAAATGGGAAAGGCTTTCAGCTGTTCCGATTGCGGCAATGGCGAGCCGCTATGCGCGCGCCTGGGCCGTGATTTTGTTATCGGGTTTACGGCGCACGGTCCGAGCAAGCGCGCCGCTGCCGCTGGCGCGGATGATCCGGGCGGTTGCTATGCCGACGCGGGCAACTGCCGCATCCATTGGAATGCGACGGCGGAGGCAGGGCAGGATGAAAGCGACGCGCTTGCCGTGCGCAAGTTTGCCCGCCGGTTACCGCCGGGCACGATCTTGCGCCACCATGTGGCCGGGGATATCGGGGCCGATTGACGCCGCGCACGTTGTCCGGTTATAACATCAGCAGGCGCGGGCATTCCGCCCGCGCCGCAATCAGGGAAACGAACATGGAATTTAAATACGCATTAAACACCGGCGCGACCTTTCTTCTGAGCGCAACGGACATGGCCGACTTGCTGGACGTTATGTACGGGCGCGGGAAGGATTGCCGCGACGGCGTTCTGGTACATCGGGCGGATGATCTAGTCCGCCAGCTAGAGCGCGGGCTGACAGACCTAGAGGGTGAGATAGAGCTATCGCTGAACGAGATCCGCGCGCGGCGCGCCTCTCGAGATCTCGAGAACGACCTAGCGGATGACCTAGTCGGATGGGAACCCGCCGACGACTAGCCGACGACTAGCCGACGCGCTGCCCACATTGAAACCCCGCCGGGCGATAAACCCGGCGGGGTTTTTGTGTGCCCTATCCGCCCTTCCGATGTTCCCCGCCCCTTCATCAGGCTGCCCGATCCGCCCCTTCCGATGTTCCCCGCCCTTCATCAGGCTGCCCGATCCGCCCCTTCCGATGTTCCCCCTGGTCCCCCGGGGCCCCCGGCTATCGGGTCAATCCGCCACCCTTTCAGGACATGGGCGCCCGCCCACGGCGCGCGGCCCCCTGGGCCGACCAGCGGGTGCTAGGGCCATGTTTCTTACAAACATTCCTATAAAAAATGATATAGTGTACTATTATACGGTACTAATCGCATACAAATAACTTTGGGGTCCCCTATGAAAGCACCGCGGTCCGCGGCCTTAGATGAGAAGGAATTAAAGCTTCGTCTGAGGCTCGCGCAGCTTGAGCAGAATGAAGCTTGTCGTGATAATTTTTTAAGTTTTGTGAAGACGGTTTGGCCTGAATTTATTGCTGGCCGTCATCATAAGATTATAGCGGAGAAGTTGGAGCGTGTAGCGAGCGGTGATTTAAAGCGTTTAATTATTAACATGGCCCCGCGGCACACGAAGAGTGAGTTTGCGTCTTTTTTGTTTCCGGCGTGGATGATGGGCCGCAGTCCGCGAATGAAGATCATTCAGGCGACGCACACGACGGAGTTGGCTGTAAATTTCGGACGTAAGACGAAGAATTTGATTGAGAGTGATGAGTACAAGGAGATTTTCCCGAAGGTTAAGTTAGCGTCTGACAGCAAGGCCTCTGGTCGTTGGGACACGTCATCTGGCGGGATGTATTATGCGGTTGGAGTGGGTTCGAACTTGGCTGGTCGCGGTGGTGATTTAGTAATTATTGACGATCCGCATTCAGAGCAGACGGCGATGTCGAGTGCTGGTTTTGAGGACGCTTGGGATTGGTATACGGGTGGTCCGCGTCAGCGTTTACAGCCGGGTGGCAGTATAGTTTTGGTTCAGACGCGTTGGTCAGAGAAGGACATGACGGGTCAATTAGTTCGTGCGATGGCGAAGGACCCTTTAGCGGACCAGTGGGAGGTTGTTGAGTTACCGGCGATATTTGAGGATGGTTCTCCGTGTTGGCCGGAGTATTGGAGTTTAGAAGATTTAACCGCGGTCCGCGCATCAATACCTCCGAGCAAGTGGAATGCTCAGTATCAGCAGAATCCGACGGGTGAGGAGAATGCGATCATTCCGCGGGAGTGGTGGAAGCGTTGGGATAAGGACCGGGTCCCTCAGTTAGAGTATGTCATACAGAGTTACGACACGGCTTTTAGTAAGCGTGAGACTTCGGATTACAGTGCGATAACGACGTGGGGGGTATTTTATCCGAATGAGGGTGGTAGTGGTCCCAATTTAATATTGTTAGACAGTAAGAAGGGTCGTTGGGATTTTCCGGATTTAAAATTAGAGGCTTTGGAGTTGTACAAGTTTTGGGAGCCGGACACGGTTATCATTGAGGCTAAGGCGAGTGGTTTGCCGTTGACGCAGGAGTTGCGGAACATGGGTATTCCGGTAGTAAATTTCACGCCTAGTAGGGGTAATGACAAGGTTTCGCGAGTACACAGTGTAAGTCCGTTGTTTGAGGCGGGTATGGTTTGGGTCCCTGACGAGACTTGGGCGGATGAGATGATTGAGGAGGTGGCGGCATTTCCCAATGGGGAGTATGATGATTTGGTTGATAGTATGACGCAGGCTTTAATGCGGTATCGTCAGGGTAACTTTATTCAGTTGCCGGTGGACGACTGGGAAGATGACGCAACATCTGTTAAGGTGCGTGCGTATTATTAAGGGTTTTTGTCTAATGGACCGATACCGATTACAAGCAGCCGATATTCTCCAGCCGAAAACCCCAGGGGCTAGCCGTGTAAATCTGGGCAACGGCGCGGTTGGCGGCATAGGTTCGTATTTGGATCAATTGGACGAGCCGAAGAGGTTCGCGAACGGCGGTCGGATCAGCATGGAGCCCGCGCGTTATTCGGGTCCTCTAACGCTTTCGACTCCGGCATTTCAGAGACAAGGGTCGTTCGGTCCGGGTATTGGCGGACTTTTCGACAGTCCCGCCGCGGACCCGGTTAGTGCAGAGGTATTGCCGGACGGTTTAACGGGTTCCGGAGATGGCGGTGGTGGCGGTTATGGGGACCCTGACCCCTCGGCGAATGGTCCATCGCAGCCAGGAGGTTTGGCGGATTTAGCGGGCTTTGCCGCGACAGCAGTTGGTGCGACGACGGGCATTGGTGCTGTCTCGGCTATAGCAAATGCAATTTCTCACGCGACAACGGGAAAAAGCATATTCGGTAATATAGCGGACTATCTAGGTTTTGGAGATGATGCTCCAGCCGACCCTGGTATGGATACGGGCCATAGCGTGGGCATGGGTCCTAGCGGCTATGGCGGCGATGACACCGGCCCGGGGGGTGATGCTCCGGGACCAGGGGGTAACGAGGGTGCTGTCGGCGGTACAGATAACGATGCCGCTGGCGACGACACCGGAGTCC